ACACTACAATTAGGAGAATTACAATGAGTGACTTCAACGGATTGCCTACCCCTTACCAGTCTTTTATCCATCTTTCACGCTACAGCAGATGGATGCCAGAAAAGAATCGCAGAGAAACATGGGAGGAAACCGTTGCTCGTTACTTCAACTTCTTTGAAAAGCATCTTGAAACCAAGTGTGGTTACAAGGTGGAAAAGAGTGTTCGTGCAGAACTAGAAGCCGCTGTTCTGAATCTTGAAGTGATGCCAAGCATGCGAGCCTTGATGACCGCAGGTGAAGCACTAGAGCGTGACCATGTTGCAGGATACAATTGTGCGTTTGTTGCTCTGAATCGTCTTCGTGCGTTTGATGAAATCTTGTATGTGCTGATGTGCGGCACAGGCGTTGGTTTCTCTGTGGAGCGTCAGTTTGTTGATAAATTGCCAACCATTGCTGAAGAGTTCAGCGAGAGCGATACTGTTATTGTTGTTGAAGACTCTAAGATTGGTTGGGCAAAGGCTTACAAGGAACTGATGTCTCTGCTTGTGGGTGGACAGATTCCGAAGTGGGATGTCAGCAAGGTTCGTGCTGCTGGTGCTCGTCTTAAGACTTTCGGTGGCAGAGCGTCTGGCCCAAGACCACTTGAAGATCTTTTCCGTTTCTGTGTGGAAACTTTCAAGCGAGCCGCAGGACGCAAACTAACTTCAATTGAAGTGCATGACATTGTTTGCAAGATTGCTGAGATTGTTGTGGTGGGCGGTGTGCGTCGTTCTGCTCTTATCTCTCTTTCAGACCTGAACGATGAGCGTATGCGTGATGCCAAGACTGGAGCATGGTGGGAAGCAAATGGTCAGCGAGCCTTGGCTAACAACTCTGCCGTGTATCGGGAGCGTCCTGAAGTGGGAACCTTTATGAAAGAATGGTTGTCGCTTTACAACAGCAAGAGTGGTGAGCGTGGAATTTTCAATCGTGATGCTGCCAAGAGAACCGTTTCAAAGTTGGGTGATCGTCGTGATTCTAACTACGAGTTTGGAACTAATCCTTGCTCCGAGATTATTCTGCGTGATCGTGAGTTCTGCAATCTCAGCGAGGTTGTGGTTCGTAAAGAAGACACGCCAGAAACTTTGAAGCGTAAGGTAAAACTTGCTGCTATTCTTGGCACATGGCAGGCTAGCCTTGTTGACTTCCGATACCTGTCAAGCGAGTGGCGTAAGAACTGCACAGAAGAAGCCCTGCTTGGTGTGTCACTAACAGGCATCTTGGATAATCCTATGATGCGTGGGCAAGGGCCCAATCTAAATGTGCTGCTTGAAACACTCAAGAACGATGCGGTTGCAGTAAATGCCAAGTGGGCAAAGAAACTTGGTATCAATCCTGCTGCTGCTATTACTTGTGTAAAGCCAAGCGGAACCGTATCACAGTTAACGGATGCGGCATCAGGCATTCACGCTCGTCACAATCCGTATTACATTAGAACCGTTCGTGCTGACCGTAAAGACCCCTTGTGTCAGTTCATGGTGGACAAGGGATTTCCACACGAGCCGTGTGTAATGAAGCCAGATTCAGTTATGGTGTTCTCGTTTCCCATGAAGTCACCAGATGGTTGCATTACTCGTAATGACATGACAGCGGTTGAGCATCTTGACCTATGGTTAACCTATCAGAATCATTGGTCAGAACACAAACCTTCAATCACTGTTACCGTCAAGGAACACGAATGGGTTGAAGTGGGAGCATGGGTTTACAAGCACTTGGATGCGGTATCAGGCATTTCATTCTTGCCACATTCTGACCATTCCTACAAGCAGGCTCCGTATCAGGACTGCACCAAGGAAGAATACGAAAAAGCATTAGCCGCTATGCCAAAGGATGTGGACTGGACTGAGTTGCGTCGTTACGAAAAGGAAGACAACACTTCCGGCACTCAAACCTACGCTTGCTCGGCTAACTCATGCGAAGTCGTAGACCTGGTATCCAACGAAACCCGATAAATAATCGGGTGAAGATTACCGGTATTGACTATTCGCTATGCTCGCCGTGTGTTGCTTTTACCAGCGACGGGATATCGTTTCAAGCCCACTATCTCACAGAAACTAAAAAGTTTCTAGGTGATTTTAAATTTGGTAATTTTACAATAAAAGGGTGGGAATATCCTGAGTGGACGACACCTGAGGAACGCTACCAGGGGCTCTCAGAATGGGCTATACGCCTCGCTGGCGGGTCGGAGCGGGTCATGGTGGAAGACTATGCTCTTGGTGCTAAAGGGCGGGTTTTCCATATCGGAGAGAACGCTGGATTATTAAAATGGAAACTGTGGAATCTTAAAATTCCCTTCTCGGTAGTAGGCCCAACAGTTCTTAAAAAATGGGCAACAGGCAAGGGCAATGCAGATAAAGAAGCAATGCACTCAGCATTTCAGAAACGCTTTGGTGTGGATATGCAAGCCCGTTTAGCAGGACGAGAGGGCAAGATTGGTAATCCTGTTAGCGATGTTGTTGACGCTGTATGGCTTACCGTTTACGGTGTTGAAACTTTAAACACTCTTTAATTTTGCTAGAGTTGTTTCCGTTTCAAATATCACAGTATCCAACTCTGTAATTTTAGAAACATCTCCCATTAGCGTGGCTTGTTTCTTCTGCTCGTTGAGAATGATTAAACGGTTTTCTGTTAACGCAATTAGTTCGTCTATTTTCATGGGATTATCCTTTCATCACCAGAACTTCAAAGTTCTCCACATTTCTTGTGCTGTATGACGCATGATATACAGATACGGCAACCCATCTGCGGTTTCCACAATTTCCATACGATTACCAAGAATGGCTGTGTTGTGTGCATACGGTGTTGTGGTTGCAGCATTAATTCGGAATGTGTTTAAATCTAACTGATACACACGACCTGTAGCATCTTTAGTGAAGTAGTAACTGTCACCACCATCGTAAGCATACATGGAGCCGGTTGTTAAAGTTGTGCTCATGGGAGAAAAGAACGGTGTGATATCCCATCGGTTTTGCGTGATATCGTAAAGATCAAAAATGTTAGAACCACCACCACGAGAAGAAATCAAAAACTTGCCTTTCTTTTCAGGATCACTTAAACCAAACAACCAAGTTAAGTTTGTTCCTGTGCTGCGAACAGGCGGTTCGTAAATTACATAGTATGAGGAAGTATCGGTTGTTACCGCTGAACCAATGGTTATAACGGTTGCAGTGTTGGATGTAATTGAGTATTCGTTACCGATTAAAGTTCCACCAATAAAACGAATACGCTTGCCTGCTAGTGAGTTAGTGGGCCAGTTCTTGTTAGCGTCTGTAATGGTTGTTACAGTGGTTCCTGCTGTTGTGACAAACCCATACGAGTCGCCAATATCATACTTAGATGTAGCATCGGGAGTTCCGTTAGGCCAAGATGCAACAGTTAAAGTATTTGGTGTGTTTGCTGTTACAATGGCTTCGCCGCCTGCACCTGTTCCGCACACAATTCTAACACGACAGTTTACCCATTGATTAGGAAGCCAGTTTTTGCTTGTGTCTACAAGCGTGGTAGACGAACCAGAAGTTGCCCAACCCACAGGTTCTTTACCAGCCTGTTTGTTTACATACATTGCGCCAAACGCACGAGGTTCTTGAATGATATACCGGCTTGTTCCGTTAGTTGGAGCGGTTATTGCACCAGTTAAACCTAAAGCGTGACGAGAATTTGAAATAATTCTACGAACTTGCAGTGTAGGCGAAGCGGTTCCGCCTGTTTGAAGTAGTAGAAGTTTACCTACATGCTCGTTGGTTGACCAATTTTGTGAAGAGTCTACCATAAGCAAAGTGTTATGGAATGTGGTTCCTGTTGGTGACGCTGCGGCGTTTGGACAAGCAATATAAAAGCCTGTTAAGGTGGGAACACCAATAACACCAAATGTGTTGTTGAATGATGAGTCTACACCAGCAGAGCATCCTGTTATTCCAACATATTCCATAGGAACACCGTTTGATGGGCCTCGCAAATCGTGGTTTGTTGCCACATTTACTAAAGCATTCCTACCAACTGAAAGAACATTTACAGACGCTCCTGTTCCTGATCCACCGTTAAGAATTGATGTAGATACCGTTGATGTGTAACCTGTTCCACAAGCCGCAAGTTCAATGGTATTGATTGCTCCTTGAGGGCCTGTTACACTGGTAATCCAAACTTGAGCACCTACTCCTGTAGTGATTAAATTAAGTAATTCTCCTGCGGTAAATCCAGTTCCACCTTGAAGAACACTTACGGACAAAACTCCTGTTCCGTTAAAAATAATGTTTGTGGCAGCGTAACCTTCGTGTGGTGGGCCATAGCCTGTTGTAGACAAAGGTGTAACAGAAATGTTTCTTGCAATGCCTCCGTCACTAACCGGCCCATTATACCATATGTCGCGTTCAACCGAGTAACCGTGCAATTGTGAAGAACCGTTACCTGTCATCCAAATCATGTCAGTATTAGGAAACACCGAGTATTGTGAAGTGGCACTTGGAGGAGTATCCCAACCGTGTTCTATGAAAAATGTGGTGTTTGTGTTGCCAACAATTC